AATAGTTAATTCATCAATCCAATTTGATGAAACATCTTCTGGTACTTCTTCCATCACTGTTTCTTCAAATGATTCAAACGCTTCTTTGTAGTGTGTTGGTCTTTGTAATTTAAAGACTGTTTCTTTAACAGTTTCAATTCTTTCATTAACAATGTCCATGTAACCAGCAAGACCCTCTGCCATTACATTTGATCTGTTCATGTAAGTTTTGAATGTACGCAATTTAGAAAGTTCTTCGCTGAGTGAAACGATGTGTTTTCCAAATGAGTCGTACTGATTGCCACCTTCGCTTACGTGTGTAGCCATTGCTCTTGCACCATTTAGGTGTCTGAACGGATATTTAAATCTTTCGCCGTCAGCACTCTCTATGTAGATGCTGTCGATACGTTGTGTTCTGCCTGCTGGATTTTCAAAATCAACAGGACCTCTATGCTTGACAATCATTTTTGCATTGCCAATGTCTTGGAAACTTGTCTTTGAAGTTCCGTACATTTTACTTTCACTCATTGTTTCATCTCCGGGTCTATTTGTAGAAAGATATTGATAGTCTCTTTTATCTAAATTTGTTTTTGTTATGTCTCTTGTGTCAAATTTTAACATGCGTTTCTTAGCAAAGGTTCTCATTTCCTTCATAAAATTGTACCAGTTACTTTTAATCGTATCTGGAGAATTTTCAATAAGTTCATTGTTGTAAAGTATTGTTAGACTTTCTGTGTCTAATGTTACATTTACTTTTACACCTTCTTTGAAATCAAAATCAAAGAACCGTGCTTTATTCGGCACATTTGTAATAGTTGATTCTTCATCACCTAATGTGATTGAAGGATATCTACCTCGAATCTTATTGAACAGTTCTTCTGCAATTTTTTCTAAGTTCTTCATGCTAATATTTATCTAATAAACTCCAGTAACAAAGATCGGCATTGGCGGCTCATAATCTTCTTCTTCCATGCTATTTTGACGGAAAGTGTTGTAAACCCTTGGATCCCAGTCTTTAAGCACACCCATCATTCTAATATTAAGCAACACTGCACTTACAAGATCGTCCGTTTCTCCTGTTTTTGCTTTGTAACTTGTTCCACTTGCAACAAAACCTTTGAGTTCTGAGATAAGTGCTTTGCTGTAAATTTTCATTTGATCATTTTCCACCATAGTTTTGAACTTTGAACAAGCACTTATTTTTGATCTATGTGTAGTGTTGAATCCTTTACGGAACTTTCTAATATGACCTTTTCTTATAGGTTCTGACACAAATAGTCCGGGTATGTTTTCTTCACCAACATCTTGAATAACAAGTAGTGCCGCTTCGCCAATTGTATTGTTTTCAATACTCCAATATATATTATTTGCCGCTGGCGCTTTACATTGGTCATTGATGTAATTACATATATCTTTTAAAATTCTAATTTGTTGCGGGATAGGCGACGTATTGTGTCTCCATTCTGCAACTTGTTTATAACTTGGCAGTTCAAACACTTGAATAGCAGAATAATCCCCACCAGTACCCATACTTGGATCAAGACTAATACAATATGTTTGTTTAGGATCGAGTTTTGAATACCAACGCACTTGCCCCATGTTTTCCAAAGGGTCTATCCCTTCTAAACTTGCAAGTTTAATACTATTAATCAGCGTTTCGTCAAATACTAAGAATTCACATCCGTACTCGCGTCTAAATCTTTCCTCCCCAATGCGTCCTATCTCGGCCTTTTTCCATTCTTCGTCTCTGTCTGGATGTTGGTCCCATGTAACTGTAAATCCATGAAACCCGTTAATACCTACATCTTGTTCATTGCCACTTTCGTCAAACTTGTTTTGACTTTCTTTCCAAATAGTAGCAAATGTATCTTCATCTGAGTTAGGTGTTGATGTTATAATAGCACGACCACCTGTTGCAAGTGTAGGTGATATTGAAGTCCAAAACTCTTCCGCAATGTTAGGATTCACAAACGCAAACTCATCACAGTATAGTAATGATATGGACATACCACGTCCAGTGTTGCCTGTTGTGGTGGCACTAACAATACGTGAGCCGTTTTCAAATTCCATTGAACCTTTATTGTAATTTGTAACACCTGCCCTAATATGATCAGGACACATTTCGTACACGTATCTAATACGTTGCATAATTTCTTGAGCACCTGTGTACTTGTGTGCCGCGATAAGAATAGTTTGATCTGGATGGAACATTGCATACCAAGTTAGGTAAACAGCCGCACAAGTTGTTTTGCCAGTCTGCCTTGGTAGCATGTTAACATTAAATCTATGATTGTGATAACTTTGCATAAGACCTACTTGATATACAAATGGGTCAAATAGTAGTTTTCCTTTTACAGGATGTTGTATGTACGCAAAATGATTTGCAAAATGTAGATATCCTGAAGCAGGATCCATGCAGTTTGCAAGATCTTCTATCTGCTGTTGTGTATATTTTTCACGGGTATGTGCTTTTTTGGTTAATACCCCATCTAAACTTTTATTTGCCATTGTATTGTATTTACTCAAAAAAATAGGCCCCGGAGGGCCTATTTGAACTACTTGATAATTTAGGAATTATTTACAACCGCAGTCGTCACATGGTGCTTTGCATTCGCAATCACCGCCGTCGTTACAACTACAACCTTTGCCTTCTGACATATACTCTGCTAATCTTGCTGAAAGTTCTGCCTTAATTTCATCTTCAAGTGCCATTGGATTATCAGCGCCTGCAACTTTAGGATATGATTTCTTTTGACCTTGTTCAGAACCGCCTGATAAATCTTTAGTCATGTAGTGTTGATCTTGATATTTTTCATCTGGTTCATTTTCATAATCTTCTGCTTCAATATCTTCTGCACAGCCTGAATTTCCTAAGTGTACTTTGCCACAGATTTTGCATGGTTCAGTTTGCATGCCTGGTTTAAGATCATCCATGTCATCATCCTTGCCCATGTCATCATCTTTATCTTTCATAAGATCTCTCATTCTGCCCATGTCATCTAATGGATCTGGTGGACCCATAACCGGCATAGGTGCAATTGGTTTATCAATTGCTTTTGGCATGCTGTCTATTGTGTCTGCACCTTTTTCACCTTTGAGTGCATTCATTAACTTAATAACGTCTTCTGCACTGTCGCCTGACATGTTGATTGACGCTGATGCTGTTTCGGTTAGTGCTTCGTCCAACGCCTTAATTTTTTTGTAAATTTCATCTAATTTCATAATTAACTCCCTATTGGACTTTTAGTACCGATATCAGCAGTAGCATCCATTTGCTTTTGTTCAGCATCTACTTTAACGCTGTCTACTGGACTATTTGTATTTTCGTTTTTAACGCCTTCTAACTCTTTTAGTAATTCCATTACTCTGTTATTACCAACTTCGTCTTGAGCACTTTCTCCACCCATATCTTCTTTTGTAATTTTAACTTCGTATGGGCCTTCATCAATTTCTTGATACACTTCCTGTGGAGCATTCATATTACGCACCATAATGTGTGATTGAGATTTTCCAATATTGTAACCTAAATATTCTTGTAAAGATTCAGCATGTGTAGGATATGTAATTGTTGCTTCATAATATGTGACATCCATATTTTGTAATTGTGGAAAATCTAATGGGCGTTCTTGAATAGGTGTTTTCTTACCCGGAGTAATATTAGTTACTCCAAATTTCTTTAATGCAGTTTCAATTTTATCTGCAACACCTTCATTATCACCTGCAACACCGATTTTAAATTCGTATGTTTTACCGTTGTATGCTTCTGTTAAATAATCGCTATATTTTTTCATAATGTTTAATCCTACTACAAGTTATTTATCCATGTTTTTCAATTTCTCAATCAAACTATTACGGTCAGAAACCACATATCCTTCGCCGGAAACTATGTTATCTTCAGATCCTCCACCGTCTTTATCCTGTTTTTCTTTTTTGAGTTGTAATTCAACCATTTTTAATTTTTTATCCAATTTAGCAACTTTGGCATCTAAGTTTGTTTTGAGCATATTACCTGCTACTTCAAACACACGCCCACTATAACGACTTTCAACATTCATACCTAAATCCATCAAGTCTTCATATGCCTGCATAGATTTTGAAGCAACTTCATTGAGTTCTTTGTCTGCCATTTCGCCTAAGCCTTTAACCTGTGGCAATGCGGCACTAATTTTATCCAGTTCAGCAATATTACGCTGGGTTTCTTCGTGTTCAATTAATGCTGTTTTTTTATCTTCTTTTTTTGAATCATTTTTATCTTGATCAATAATTTCTTTACTGTCAGGCAAGTTTAATAATTCTTCTAATTTCTTTGTCATAATTTGGATCCGTTAACTGCTACTATTATTTATCTTATTTTCTTGAGCCAGAATGAAAAATGTCTTTCTCTGTAACTACCCTAAAGTACAATCCCTTGTCTTTACACCATGCTTTTGCGGCTTCCCACTTTGCCATGTTTAGGACCACTTGTGCTTGTTTATACTTATTACGTCCGGCACTTTCGAGTGTTGTTTGATTGTCGGGTTTCACTTCAATCACTTCTGCACGTTGTTTACCGTTTTTATCTGAATAAGCAATAAAGAAATCAGGAACGTATACAGTTGCCTTTCCAGTCAATGGATTTCTATATGGTATTTTTACTGCTTCACTTGCCCACTTTGCTACATTAGGATTCTCGTCACAGAATTTCATAAAAGCAAATTCCCAACTGCTTCTATACAATGGTGTTTTTCTTCCTATGTACTTGTCTGGATTTTTTAGGCTGTAACGTCCTTGTGCAAACTTGGCCATGTTACACCTCTATGTTTCGTGCTTCAGTCCTATTAGCAGTGTTATCAATTTTGTAACCTAATGTAGAAATTTTTTCTCTATTGTAATTAAGAATTTCAGTAACTACACTACTCAATTGAATTGAGTCCTGCTTTTTTAATGTATCTAATAATTGGAATACATTTACGTCATCTAATTTTGCTTGTTGCATAATTGCTGTGCCGACTGCAATACTACTTTCTTTTGAAAAACCTCTATTTTCAAAAAACCCTATTACAGCATCAACTTGATTACTTGGAAAACTAATTCTTCCTGTAAAGTATTGATTGAAAAATTCTTTTACTTCTTTAGCACTATCTACTCTTTGCACTGAAGGTACATTAGTCATTAAGCACTCCTTACAATGTTTTCTAAATTATTTAATGTCTCACTGTTTTGTGCAGACTTGAATGTGTCACTTGCACTGTTCCAAGCACTGTTAATTGCACCAACTGACGCTTCGCCACCTGCATTAAGATGTGTTTTCTTAAATGTTGTTGCTTTTGTAAGACTATCTAATGCATCAGGATTATTTGCAAGTTGTGCTCGAACATCGGATACACTACTTGATTGAACTAAACTTGCTACGTTGGCAACTACACTAACTCCTGCTATTGCTGTAGTTAAATCTGTTGCGCCTGATTTTGGAAATACAGAATTAGCAACACCGCCAACATTGTTTGCACCTATGTCGCCTAACGCTCCTTTGATAATTCCGAATCCTTCTTGACGTAATCCTTCACTTGATAGACTCTTTGCATTTCTTACCGTATTTGCACCTTTAAGAACTGTTCCTAACAATGCACCCGGTGAACTAAATGCTTGTCCACTTGTGATATCTCCAAATACATCTGCCGCGCCTGCCGCAACACCACCCTGTCCAAATAGGCTTGATGTTCCGCCTCCGCCAAGCGTCAACGGACTTGGTGTTTTGTCGTAATGTTCTGTAGCAAATCCTTTAGGCGCCGCTTCTTCTGTAACCGGTCCTCTTGAATAGAAAACTGTTTCAAACATAACACTCATTGTACTTTGAACAACTTCACTGGTTGCTTGGTCCATAGTATCGTGTTGCCAACTTTGTATTATAGGGTTTACAAGTGTAAACGCTGTGTAACGTTTTCGTGACATTTGATATACAATTATACTATTAAAGAACGGAGCAAAACTATCATTATCGAAACCATAGCGATATTGCTGATTAGATGTTCCATAAACATTTGCTCTATTGTAAGCAGAATTATTTGCTTGAGGTGCCCCTGCTTGATCTACTGATGCATAGTTTCCGTCTTTATAATAATATCTATAATATGCTTCCCACATTGCAGTGGTTAGTCCAAAGTTGTCATCGTGAAATGTAATATTACATGGACTGTAATCTATTCTTTTTTGTAAAACTCTTTTTCTATTATAAGCATGTTTTGTTTCAGTAGTAATATCGTACTTAGGTAAGTCTACACTTTTTACAAGCATGTTAATTGTGTTATTGTGTTTGCTTGTTAACTGCGGAATAATTGCTGATGCTTCGGGATTAATATTGAATGCTACATGATAAAGAAATTTTACTTTTGGAGCATACTTAAATGCATCATCTACATACAAACGAGATGCATGAGCAAAATCGCCGAGATTACCTTTTGGATTTAAAGCACCTTGTGCTAAATTATTTAAGAATGGAGTTAATTTGTTTGCCATGCTAATATTTATCTAAAGTATTATATGGGTAGATAATAAAAAAGGCGCCGAAGCGCCTTTTTGTGTTTTATATAATAAAACTATTAACCTGCACCGCCACCAGTAACAAGTGTATTCACTGTTCTGCCAACAGCAGTACCAATGCCTGTGCCTTGTGGTGTTTGGATTGCATTGTCGTATCTAATGTTAAGTGCAACTGTTACAGCGTCTGATGTTGCATAAGCCAACTGATTGTAGTTTGCACTCTCAAGATAACAACCGTACAATTCAAATGTCTCTAAAACCGTTGCTGTATTTGCTCCGTTACCACCGTCGAGTATTTCGATTCTTGTAACGAATTTGTAGTCTGCACCTGATGCCGCACTTGACTGTTCGAAGAAATCGAACTGTTTCTGTAACTGCTCACCAACAAGTTTTTGTACGTTGTTGGATACATCTTCACGTAAGTTAAGTGTAATTGGTTCCCAAGTATGTTTACCTGCCAAATATACTTTTGAGTTGTAAACATCTAAGGTAATCTGTTCGAAAGATACGTTAGGTCTTGTTACATCAACTACTTGTTTTGTTAACTCTGTAGTTGGAGTAGATACACCAAAATTTTCAAGCGATACCCTAAAGCGGTATTGCAGTTTCGGCATTAACAAACCTTGTGAACTTGAACTTGCGTTACTGTCCAAAGGCACTGTTAATCTTGAGAGTGATGAAATTGCCATTATTTGCTCCTATTTCTATTATTTATCATATTATAGGCCCGCTATTTCTCCAGTGTTTTTAAGTCTCAACGGAATGTAAATAAATTCCACTGCTTTCACTGGTTCAATTGCTATGTCTACATATAACTCGTTTCTGTCAATTCTTGAAGGTGTGTTATTTGATTCATCACACACTACCAAGAAGTCATATAACGCTCTTTGACCTACAAGTTCTAACATCAAACTGTCTACTTGTTGTTTGATCTCATCTCTTGTAATCTTGTCATTTGGTTCAAAGATGTAAGGTTTAGCAAGTTTATTAAGTTGTGATCTTAAGTAAATTACTAATCTTGCAACATTGATTCTATCTAATGAACTTGCGTTTCTTGCTCTTGTTTTCTGACCAAAGTTTACAAGTCCAGCACCAGTTAAGAATGTAATTGGATTAATTGCGTTGCTGTACAATGTATCTCTTTGACCTTCGTTAAGAGCGACTGTTTTAAATTCACCTTCTGCATCAATGTATCCTGCACTTGAAGCATTAGTAATTCCACCACGTCTTGTTCCTGCTGGAGCAAACCATGGATATGAAACTTGATCACTTAGTGCAATAGTTCTTAGTATACCATGTGATGCCGGAACAACTACGTTGTTACCTGCATTATCACTTGTGAATAAACTTGGGTAAAAAATACCTAAGTATTCGTCTCTGGACACTAAACCGTTATCATTATCTTCAACTGCGCCATTTACGTTTGTTGCCCAGTTGTTTAGTGATGTTGCATCAGGTGTTAGTCTAAACGGACTGTCACCTACGATAAATGCAGTTAAGCCTCTATCGTTATTTAATGCAATCATTTCACCAATTAATTCTGAGTAACCTGGAGTAGCCATCAAGTTAAAGATACGTGATTCGTTGTCTCTAATATCTTGGTTGCTATTCATTAATGCTTGTAACGCCTGTGTAATAACTTTACGTTGTGCTTTACGTCCAAATGTACCTGCGCCATCTTCTTGGTTAGCACTTTCAGTTACCCATCTATGTGGATAGTAATTAGTCATTGACTCATCAGCATTTCGACCATTGTCTTCTGCTGTGTCAATGTAGTTACGTACAAATTTCTTAACGTTAAATCCGCTTCTGCGTAGATTAAACAACATCATTCCTTTTGGATATAATGCTGGATCTGGAGCATCTGGATCTAAGTAGTTAGAAACTAACAAGTCTTTAATTGTTCCTTCTGAACCACTATTTGCACCTGCTGTGTTATAACGTGCATCTGCAAATAATACGCCATTGTCTGTTGATTGATCTGAACTATCTCTTAGTGTCCACTTCTTAGTATCAAAGTTGTAAACATAAATTAGTGGATAGTTTTCTAAATCTGCTGTTGACACCCAAACGTCGCCTGTTACAAGTGCTGAACCATCTGACTGTGTAGTTGGTTCTGTTGCTGAAACAATTGGACCATCTGGTGAAGTGCTTGAATAGTTAATGCTACCTGAAACGTAGTTCTGGTAACCTACCCATGTTGTACCATTGTGGATCATAATATCACATTCGTCAACAATTGAGTTGTACCATAATGTGCCGTCTGCCGCTAACGCATTTGGTGCATCATCGCCAGCAGTGTATGAAAGTACTTGCCAGTTTGAAGCCATAAGTTGTTTTGGATTCGTGCCACTGTCAGTACCTGGTACATAGTATAAGTTTGCAGTGCCAGTGTTAGCATCAACATATGGAGTATATCCTGCAAGGGTTAATGCACCATCTGTATCAACAATTCTAAAGTCGCCGCCGTCGTTGTGCTCAATAACAATTCTATTTGAAGCGTCTACACTTGCTACAATATTTGTAAAGCCTGCACTGTTAATTTGTCCTGCAATTTCTTCAGCATCGCCTGAAGCACCAGTTGCTGTAATTGATACTTGCACTGCCGCATTCAATGTGTCCTGATTAGTAATTGATTCAGCAATAGTAAATGTGTAATTGCCACTTGTTACCTGTGTGCTGATAATGTCTGATACAATTTTTGTTGCACCAGCATTAGAACGTTTAAAGATTTTGAAATCAAATTCTGGTTGACCACCTTCTGACACATTAGACTGTGCATAGTAAGTATCAACTGAAAGATTTGTTCCGCCTCCTGTTGAATCAAGAGCCTTAAGTGCTTTTACATTAGTATCATGTATTGAAACAGTTTTTGTTTCCCAAAGTGAAGTTGTATCGTTCCACTCTTTGACATAAAGTTTTGCGCCTAAGTTTGCATCAGTAGTTTTAAACCAAACCGAACCAGTTGGTCTCGGATTTGAATCTGTTGATTTAAACTCTGGAATGCTTGTGTGTGGACCAACGCTTAGACTTGGTGCATAATAAGTTACTGCACTAAATCCTAATTCTGCCATTAAGCCTGTTCCTTCTGCAACAACTAAGTTTGTTCCGTCTGTTGAGAATAAATTAACTCTGCTGTCAATTACTGAAGCACTAAATCCGTTACCTGTACCTGCTGTATTAATAGCGGCTACAGTAGCATTTAAATCTACACCAGCAGTAATAGTATTACCGCCAATTGTAAATGTTAATCCCTGAGTCGGTGTTGCGTTTTGAGAACCTGTCGCTACTGGCCAAGATGCAATCCATGCGTCAGTTCCCACTTTAACCCAAGTACCACTTGAATTTTTATAAAAGATTTTATTAATAGTAGTTGTAGCAACAACAACATAGTCCCCAATTTGTCCAACAGATTGTAATGGGTTACCAGTTGCTTGTCCGCCAACTAATTTTGTATTGTCTGTAATTACAGTTGCATTTTTGTTTGTAAATGTTTGTCCGCCTGTTGCTGTAACTGCGTTACCATTCCATTCAAAAATACCAACTCTTGAAACTTGTGTGTCAAACCAATAAGTACCGTCTGCTGGATTAGCCGCCGGTGCTGTAGCAGATGCTTTAAGTTGGTTAGTGTCAATGTCTGCTCTTACAACCCATGCTCTGTTTGAAACACCCAAATATGAGTAAGCAGTTTGTAGACCATATTCATTTAACTCTCCACCGTGTATTGGATTGTTATTGTTGTCTGTATAAAATATTGGATCTCCAAATGTTTCTGAAAGATCTCTTTGTGAAGTTAATAAGAACGGTACGCCAGCGTTTGCTTTTGTAGTTCCTCTTGCTGTTCCTGTGCCACTTGCATTTGCTTTGTCTTGAGCAGTAGCAACAAAAATCATTGGGGTAGTACCTGGCTCAGCGGGTGTATAGAAACTTTCGTCTATTACGCTGACCTGCACTCCTGGTGATACTAAGTTTGCCATCTTGTGTTCTCCTGTTGAACTTATTATATGTATTTATACAATAGTCAGATAAATTAACCAAAACATACGTCTTAAAAGGGCAGAAAAAGGTATGGTAAATAACAGTATGCGTCCTTTATGTAAATGTGGCAAGCGGCCTGTTGCCGTTAATTATAAAAAAGGTAACAAAACCTTTTATAGGACCCAGTGTGACACTTGTTTAAGGAATAAAGGTAAACAGCGAGGTAAACCAAACTGGTACTTGGCTGGTTATAGACAAAAAAATCACTGTGAAAAGTGCAATTTTAAAGCAACCTATAAAGAACAGTTGCGTGTTTATCACATCGATGGTGATTTAAAAAACTGCCGTCCTCTCAACTTAAAAACAGTATGTGCTAATTGCCAAATTGCTATGCAGAGAGTAGGCGCCCGGTGGAAACAAGGTGATCTTGAACCCGACTTTTAAGTTGTTCAAGTGTTCCGTTGTTGTTTACAGTTTGAGTAAATTTAGTATGTGCCCATGCCCATTCTGAAGGGTGTACATCTTTTGGCTCTACACCAACATCTTGATATATTCTAAACCATACTGGATCATTTCCACGCTTTACCCGCCAAACTTCGCCATCAATTTCATATAACATCTTTGCTTCATTTGGAAAACGTACATCTGGAATTACAAAGTTAGTATCAGGATTATTTAGAATATGTTGTTTTGTAAGGCTTACCCAAATTCCATCATAGAATCCATTACGCATACATTCTGTACCAAATTCTTGTAGCACAAGTCTTGGAGTAATAGATCTACCTGTTTCTGCTGTCCAATAAGGATCTTCTTTTTCGCGCCATTCTCTCGAAGCGTCAGTTTTGCCATCAAGCAGTTCTCTATCCCAACTAAACATAACACTTACAGCATCTTTTAATTTGTCTGCAAATGATATTTTAACAAAATTATGATTGTTGATTAAGAATTGGGCAACAGTATCTTTTCCTGAACCAATCAAACCGCAAATACCAATGATCATCTATATCTCCTAAGTTGAAGTATATAGTATATAATATGTTTAGTGAAATGTCAAGTGGTTTTTAACCAATACTAAAGCCGTATCCAGTGCCGCCTGCAACCTGTAATTTTAGATCTTCTTCAAGTTTATCCATCTCGCTTTGTGCTTCTGCTTTGAGTGCATCACCGTTAAGTGTTGATCCGCCTTGTGGTCCAGCAATAGTAGCAAACTTACTTCGTGCTTCTCCAAGCATATACTTACATTTAGCAAGTGTGTAATCTTTGATCCATTGTTTTGCAAGATAATCCATAAACAATTCTGAATCTGGTCTGTAATTGTACACATACAATAGTAAATTTTCTTCTGCTCTTGGTCTTTGGAGGATTGTGAGTTTTTTAGTTGTGGTATTCCATTTAAATTCAATAAATGAACCAAACATACGTCCTACAAGTTCTTGATATCCTGCAAATAGATTATATGTTGCAAGTCCTCCCATATTAGATGAACTCAACAAATAAGTGTTAGTGTATGCAAGGTTGAAAGGCTCAAACAATGTACCGCCATCTCCGCCGCCTGTACGTGATCCAATTGATCTTCTAAAAATTTGGCGAACTTCAACAATGTTAGGATCAAGGGTGTAATCATTTTGATCAATCACTGTATCTAAAAATGCATAACTTTCTTCTACTGAATTATCAGACCTTTGTCTGAATTTATCCAATGAACTCTTTAATGCTATTTCGTAGTGTCTTGGATCTAACTCAACATCAACCATTCCTCCGCCAAGCATAGCGTCAACATAGTCGAAAATCTCTTGTTTTTGTGTTTGTAATGTGGCCATAAATTACGTCTCCATTAGTATTTATGCGATCGATAAATACAAGTACTATGCCAAGAATTAGTTTATACAAACCCGAAAAGGGTAACGACTACGATTTTTTAGATAAAACTGTCACAGAAATGTTTACTGTTGGCGGCACCGATGTCTTTGTACACAAATACTTAGGGCCAAAAAATCCTGATGAAGCAGATGCTACTCCGTCACAGCCTCGTTATGATGCTGTGAAAGAAACAAATATTCAAGATATGCTATTCATGGAAAACAGGGATAGAAAATACGACCCAGATATTTACGTGATACGCGGAATATACAATGTACAAGATGTTGATTTTGATATGAGTCAATTTGGGTTATTTCTTACAAACGATACATTGTTTATGACTATACCTATTAACTACAGTGTAAAAACATTAGGTAGGAAAGTGATGGCTGGCGATGTATTCGAATTACCCCATTTAAAAGACGAACACGCATTAAATGATTATAATGTTGCTCTAAAAAGATTTTATGTTGTTGAAGATGTAAACAGAGCCGCAGAAGGTTTTTCACAAAGTTGGTATCCGCATTTGTATAGGGTAAAATTAAAACAAATAGTTGATTCACAAGAATTTAAAGATATATTAGATTTACCGGCAGAAGAAGGAAGTTCTCAATCATTACGTGATGTGCTTAGTACTTACGAAAGCGAGATGCAAATTAACAATGCTATCCTTAATCAAGCAGAAGCAGATGCACCTAAATCTGGTTATGATACTACAAACTTGTATACTCTACAAGTTGACGGTGATGGAAAACCTGAACTTGTAACTGCTGATGAAACACTCATTGATGCAAGTATAAACAGTGGAAACTTAGATGCAAGTAGAGTGAATGAAACTCCTGATAGAGAAGGATATAAAGGTTATTTGATAGGTGACGGAATTCCACCAAATGGCGAAGCATTTGGATTTGGATCTACATTTCCGTTAACACAAGTAAAAGGAGATTATTTCTTGCGTACAGATTTTTTACCTAACAGACTATTTAGATATGATGGCGACCGTTGGGTCAAAATGGAAGATAATGTACGTATGACAATGACTAATACAAACGATAGAAAAACATACAAAACAGACTTTATTAATAATACAAAAACAGACACAATTGGTGGAGATACTGTTCAAGAACGTCAAAGTCTTTCACAAGCACTTAAACCAAAGGCAGATAACTAATGCAACATTTTTACGACGGACAGATAAGAAGATACATTACACAGTTAATTAGATTAATGAGTAATTTTTCTTATAAAGATGGTGATGGAAGAATTACACAAATTCCTGTTATGTATGGGGACATTACTCGCCAAGTTGGGCATATCTTAAGAGATAACTCAGAAAATAAAATTCCAAGTGCTCCGCGTATAGCAGTATACATGACCGGATTAGAATTAGATCGTGATAGACTTGCTGATGCTTCTTATGTAGGAAAAGTGCATCTTAGAGAACGAGAGTATGATGAAGAAAATAACGAATATCTGAACACACAAGGCAAGAATGTTACTGTAGAACGTTTAATGCCTACACCTTATAATTTAACAGTAAGTGCAGATATATGGTCAACTAATACAGATCAGAAATTGCAAATAATGGAACAGATACTAATGCTGTTTAATCCAAGTTTAGAAATACAAACTACAGATAACTATGTTGATTGGACCAGTTTAAGTGTTGTTGAACTTGAAAGTGTTACATTTTCATCAAGAAGTATTCCAACAGGAACTGAAAGTGAAATTGATGTAGGTACACTAAGTTTTAAAACTCCTATCTATATCAGTCCACCGGCTAAAGTTAAAAAACTTGGAGTTATAACAAACATTGTAATGAGTATCTTTAACGAAGACCAAGGAACTATAGACTTAGGTGAAAGTTTTCCAGAATTAAAAGCATACAATGACGAACAATCAGAAAGACCTGCACAACCACAAAAAGACGGTCCTGCAGAACGTAAAGATACAGCAGGTATTGCTCTTACAGCATATAATAATTATGATATTCTTGTTATGGGCAACGAAGCACAATTAATACACAAGGGTGTTGTTGGTAATACTTCTTGGAGAGGATTTTTAGATTCATTACCAGGTGAGTTTAGATCAGGTTTGAGTCAATTACAATTAACACGACAGGATCTTTCACAAAGCATTAATGGCAGTGTTGCTATTCATCCAAGCGACGATACAAGACTTGCAATTACATGGGATAATGATACAATACCAAGTGATAAAGTTATTACTGGGTCGACAGGTGATAGAAACAAAATTGATTATATAATTGATCCTAAAACGTTTAATCCTACAACTATAAAACAAGCAGGTGTTAGAATACTGTTGTTAGATGACATTGGCAATACTGCTAATACAAATGGTCCTGTGGCTTGGAAAAATAATGATAACACAGACTTTACTGCAAGTGAAAACGATATTATTGAATGGACTGGATTAGAATGGACTATATTATTCGATGCAAGTACACAATCAACTATATCTTACACAACCAATTTAAATACTGGAATCCAATATAAATGGACTGGTAAAGAATGGATACTTTCATTCGAAGGTGAATATCGAAACGGAACCTGGCGCATACAATTTTAAATAATTACTTGTATGAGCAGTAAAATTACCTGTAGCGGAGCCTTATTCTACGCATTAAACACTAAGCGTTTTTTATTACTACATAGAACTCAAACCAAGCAAAATAATGTTTGGGGATTAGTTGGTGGTAAAAACACAGTAGAAGAAACTCCATTTAATGCACTCAAAAGAGAAATCAACGAAGAAGTTGGTGATGTTTCCGCGATTATAAAACACATACCATTAGAAACATTTGTTAGTAGTGATGAAAAATTTAATTTTCATACATATCTAATAATTGTTAAAGACGAATTTATTCCAACGTTAAATGACGAACATGACGGATACTCATGGGCAAGTTTTGGAAAATGGCCTAAGCCATTACACCAAGGATTACGCAATACACTTCAAAATAAAACAAACATTACTAAATTAGAAACTGTATTTGATTTAGTAAAACTATTAGAGGAATAGCATGATTAAAGTCATTGGCGATATCATGTTAGATCGCTGGATCATCGGCACAGCAAATAGAATGTCTCCTGAAGCCCCCATTCCGGTGCTAAAAGAAAATACTCAATCATTTAGTATTGGAGGTGCAGGTAATCTTGCATCAAACTTAGCAAATCTTCATATCGAAATATCGTTATATGGTGCAGTTAGTAGTGATAAAGAAGGTTACAAGATTATAGAATTATTAAAAAATTACAATACTATTACAAATCATATTCAGTTTGATCATTCTGTCACTACTACAAAAACAAGATTGGTTGGTCAGGGCGGGCAACATATAGTTCGCTGGGATAGAGAAGAAAAATATCAAGGAAGTATAGACAACCTGAATGCAAATTCTCAAATTGTAATTATTAGCGATTATAACAAAGGTGTTGTTACAAATAAATTAATGAATGATTTAAAAAATAGCAAAGTATTTGTAGATCCTAAACAACAACCAGAACTATATAAAGATTGCTTTCTTGTAAAACCTAACATGTCAGAGTATGTTAATTGGTTTGGTATTTTTGATATTAACACTGCACAGGCAAAGTTAAAAGAATATGGCTGGAAATGGTTAGTTGTTACAGATGGCGCTAACGGTGTATATGCTATTAATAAAGACAACTATTGGCATTTTAAAGAAGAAGTTCGAGAAGTCGCTGACGTGACTGGTGCAGGTGATACGTTTTTAGCAGTTCTTGTATATGGACATATTATAAAAGAAATGTCCATTCCAGATGCTTGTAATTTAGCCTGCTATGCAAGTGCAAGGAACGTTGAAAAAAGAGGAGTACACCCAGTTACATTTGCAGACTTAGATAAAGGTATTGTTTGGACAAACGGTGTATTTGATATACTACACGAAGGACATTTTAAACTATTAAAGTTTGCAAAATCAAAAGGTCAAAAGTTAATTGTAGGTATCAACAGTGATGCAAGTACAAAAAGACTTAAAGGAAACAATCGTCCAATTAATAATCAATTGCAAAGGCAAATGAATCTAAAATTATTACCTTGGGTAGATGATGTAATAATATTTGACGAGGACACTCCTATAAACGCAATTAATAAGGTAAAGCCTAACTTGATTGTTAAAGGCGGAGACTATACTATCGAAACAATAGTTGGTCATGAGAACTATCCAGTAGAAATTTTTCCAACTATTGAAGGAGTTTCGACTACAAGTATTATAGAGAGAATAAAATGAAAATTTTAGTTACAGGACATGAAGGATTTATAGGTAAAAATCTTGCTTCATATTTAAAATATAAAGGTCATGATGTTGAAGGATGGGAGTGGCAAGAAAATAAATTTCCGGATGCTCAGCAGTATGATCGAGTAATCCATTGCGGTGCTATTTCAAGCACTACTGAAACTAATGTTGAAAAAATACTCAAGCAAAATTATGAATGGACTATGAAACTTATAGAAATTTGCGACATGATGGGCACAACTTTACAGTATTCAAGTTCAGCAAGTGTGTACGGACCTGGTAACGATGGTTTTAGAGAAGATAGCGAATGCTTCCCTCAGAATCCATATGCATGGAGTAAGTATCTAATTGATAGATGGATAAATGAATACTCTAATGACTTTAAAATTAATATCCAAGGATTTAGATATTTTAATGTATACGGTAATTATGAAGAACACAAAGGTAATCAAGCAAGTCCAGTAACAAAATTTACCAAACAGGCTAAAGAAGATGGTGTGATTACATTGTTTGAAAACAGTGAAAACTACTTACGTGACTTTATTAGTGTTCAAGATGTTTGTTTAATACATGAAAAAATGTTAGAGGAAGATGTAAGTGGCATTTTTAACTTAGGAACCGGTCATGCAACATCATTCAAAGACATTGCATTAACCATTGCTAAAAAATACGATTCAAGAATACAATATGTACCTATGCCAAAAAATCTTAAAAATCACTATCAAGAATATACATGTGCCGATATGACAAAAACACTATCACATGTTAATCATACTTTTATAAGACCGCAAGAGTGGATACATGAGTCAAAATAATTGCAAAGTTGAATGGTGGAGTGTTGTTCCTGGGTTGACAAAAGTAGAGCCAATACAAAACGCCACTAAGTTTATACCAGCCTGGTTTAAAGAAATGCCAAAATTCCTTGATGAGACAAATTTTAAGGATAAAGGTACATTTAAAAATTGCCCAGGTTTTGTTGATTATTATAAAAATGCCTATGTAGTTACTATGTGGTGTGATTTTCATATAAAAGTTGATAAAGATAATTTCGCATGGTATTCGAGTAATGAAGATTTTACAATGAGTCTGCATTATGGCAATCAATTTAGAGACCATTTACCAAAAAATGTCAAAGATAAGTTTTTATGTGTTGCAAAAACAGACTGTCCATGGCGGGTACGTACAAGTCCGGGTTGGGCAATGATGCAACTACCAATGTTTTACGATTTTAACGAGTATTTTGAATGTATGCCAGGCGTAACCCATACCGAGTGGAGCCATCAGATCAATCAACAACTACTAATTAAAAAAGAAGGTGAATTTTTAATAGAAAAAGGTACACCTTTAGCAATGTATGTTCCTATTAGACTTGCAGACTTGGAAACTACAGTGCAAGACGAAGACAAAGACAAATATGAAGCAAGTTTTGTAAGCAATATGATTTTTCAAAGCAAATTTCGCGGAGCATACAAAAAATTTAAAGACAAATGGAGTAAAAAATGAGCAGGCTCGAAGGTAAAGTTGAAAAGGGTTGGGGTTATGAACTAATATGGGCAACCAATGACAAGTATTGCGGTAAAATTATGGTAT